GTTCTAAGAACCCCTTAATCGGAAAGGGATTACGAATAGAACATGATGCAGCTGTATTCAATGTAATGGCTAGAGAAAAGGGTTGGAAGTTTGATGTAGAACTTGCACACAAAAACCTTAAAAAGATGGAAGATAAGATGGATACTATATGTAGTACCATAGAGCCTGAACTAGGTGAACATAAAACCTACATCGATAAAATACCTAAGACGCCTAAGTACAAAAAGAATGGTGATTACACTATTGTAACTGCACGAATTCTTTCAGAGTACCTAGGATATGAAGTGAAGTGTGAAGATACACACGTAATGCCAGCAGGTACAGAGTTCCAAAGGTTCACTGTAAATGGTGTGACATTAGGGCAACTAGATCTTGTCAAAGAGTGGTTACTAACGAAGAAAGGTTGGAAACCAGACGAGTTCATTAAGAAACGTATGCCAGATGGGTCTTGGGTAACTACTACACCTAAACTTACCACTACATCGCTTTTAAAGCTCGGTGAGCTAGGAGAAATGATTGACGAGTACTATACCTTACGAAATCGTTCCTCTGTTATACGAGGCTGGTTGGAGCAGGTAAAGGATGGACGTATTCATGGTAACATGTGGGTCATAGGTACTCCTACGTTCAGAGCAAGACATGAAATCATCGTTAACTTACCTAGTGTGAATGCACCTTGGGGTAAAGAACTAAGAGAATTATTTGTAGCAGACGATGATATGGTTGTCGTAGGTGCAGATAGTTCAGGTAATCAATTACGTGGTCTATGTCACTACGTTGGTAACGAAGACTTCACACATGAGGTATGTTATGGTGATCAACACCAAAGAAATGCCGACTCCCTAGGATGCTCAAGAGGTATAGCGAAAAGCTACCTGTATGCCTATCTCTTCGGAGCTGGTGATGCTAAACTTGGTCAAGTACTTACTGGTAAATCAAATGCTAAAGTAGGTAAAGAATCTAGAGCTAAGTTTGCAAAAGGTATCAAAGGATTAGATGATCTACGTAAGTGGGTGAGTGAGACATGGACAAATACTTTCCACAGTCAAGGAGCTGGATGGTTCCCTGCACTAGATGGCAGACCTGTATTTGCTAACTCAGAACATCAATGCTTAAACTACCTACTTCAAACGACTGAAGGTATCACATGTAAAGCTGCCTTATCTTATTCTATGAAGAAGATTAAAGAGGAAGGACTAAAAGCTGAACCTAGATTGTTCTACCATGACGAAATTGCATACGTTGCATCAAAGAAAGATGCTAATCGTGTGGGTGAGATACTACAGGAATCCTTCAGAGAAGCACCTAAGACTTTTGGTGTTGAATGTATGGATGGTGGTAACTATGTTGTTGGCACAAGCTACGCAGATGTACACTAATGGCGAGTAAAGGAATACCGAAGGGTAGAAACTATAATGGCTGTAAGTATACTTCTAGATGGGTAAGACAAAGATATCGTAAAGATATAATACATAGATGGAAAAGGATGAAGGGTTGCGAACGATGTGGCTACAATGCTAATGGTGTAGCTCTTGACCTTGACCATATAGAACCCGGAAAGAAAGCTTTCACTGTCAGTGAGGGTAGAACTATCTCATCTAAGAGATGGACTACAGTAAAGAAAGAACTCTCTAAATGTAGAGTGCTATGTAAAAACTGCCATGCAGTAAAGACATATGTAAACCAAGATACTTATAAAGAAAGGAGTAAGTATGCACAATGAAATACCACTCGTGTTAGTTGATGCTGATTCTGTTTATTTCAAAGCAGCTTGTATAGCAAAAACTAAAATACACGTAAAGAAAAACATTGATTCACTCATGCTTGAGATTGAAGGTAATTGTTTCGGTGGTGAACTAAAGGTTGCCATTAAAGGTAAAGGTAACTTTAGAAAAGAAATTTATAAACCATACAAACAAAACAGACCAGACCTTAAGGAAGAACTTAAAAGCTTCTTGTACTATGGTCATGATCACATCATTAAAAGATGGGGAGCAATACCTGCACATGGTATGGAAGCTGATGACTTAGTTTCTATATGGGCTTACGAAGCTCGTGAAGCAGATGATCAATACATAATCGCAGGTATAGATAAAGACTTGTTACAGATCCCCGGAAATCATTACAACTTTAATAAGAAAACACATACATTTATTGATGATGATGAAGCTCACAAACTTCTTATGATCCAATGTCTAACTGGTGATCGTACAGATAACATCCCCGGAATCAAAGGGATTGGACCTAAGAAAGCTGAAAAGATCTTAGAAGGTGTAGGTACTGATGCAATGTGGAGATATGTAAAGAAAGCATGGGTTGATCATGACGCAGGTGATCCTAAGATATCTCTAAGATTATTATCTATGTTGAAAACATGGGAGGAATATGAAGATGTTAAGTCATCTATTCAAGATAAAACCCCTGAGTGCAAACAAGATGCTGGGAGCGAGGGGGAAAAGATCCTTCAAGAGTCCTGAGTATGTTAAGTACCAAGAGGATATCGGTGAGTTCCTCAAGGAAGTAGAGTGGCCTTTTGGAATTAACCAAGTAACATTCGAGGTTGAGGGTGGCTTCTCAAATAGAGGAGCTGATCTCGACAATATAATTAAACCAATATTAGATACGTATCAAGGAATATTCGAGGACTTCAATGATAACAAAGTATACAAAATCAAACTCAGAAAACGAATCGTCCCAAAAGGAGAAGAATATATTCGAGTCAGAGTTTATAAAGAGCAAGAACAAGAAGAGTAATCTACGTAAAATGAAAACGAAGATGAATAGATCAAAGAATAGAAAGCTAAAGGCAGAAAGAGAGTACCAATGAGTAGATATACAATGGGTCCATGCGACTTCTGTGGATCATCAGATGCATTTGCATCCTATGACGATGGAGTTGGAACCTGTTTTAGTTGTAATCGATCAAAGAAATTAAATGTAACTGAGGAAAGGGATGAACCAATCACCCATACAAATTATGATATCGTCACCGACATTACTAGTTATACTAGTTATCCTATACCTAGTCGTAACATCTCTAAGGAAGTAACAGATCACTATGGTGTAAAAATGTCAACAACCCCAGATGGAAAACCGGGGTCACACTACTATCCATACACTCGAAAGGGTAAGATAGTAGCTTATAAAGAAAGAATGTTACCAAAAGATTTTAGAATACATGGTAACTTTTCAAACGTAGAGTTATTCGGTCAGAATGTATCGAATACAAATAAGATGTTAGTCATCACTGAAGGTGAGCTAGATGCTATGGCAGTCGCTGAAGCATTCTATAGAAGATACAAAAGATTCTATTCTTGTGTGTCTATACCCTCTGCATCTGCTACAAAAGTAGTGCTTGAACAAAGAGATTGGATCAACAGGTTTGAAACTGTTGTACTAGCGTTTGATCAGGACGAGGCAGGAGAAGCCTGTACAGCGGCTGTAGCTAAGATGATAGGGGTGGGTAAGGTAAAAGTCGCTTCCCTACCTAGAAAGGACGCCTGTGACGTCTTAAAGGATCTGGGTCCAGAAGTATTACAAAGATGCATATGGGATGCCCAACCTTGGTCACCTGCAGGTATTGTAACAGGAGAACAGATATGGAAACAGTTTGTTGAAAGACAAAACGTAGAATCTATCCCTTACCCTGACTGTTTAGAAGGACTAAATAAGAAAGTTAAAGGTATTAGACATGGTGAAATTACCCTATTCACTAGTGGTACTGGTAGTGGTAAGAGTACTGTGATTAAAGAAGTTATCTTAGATCTTCTAGATAAAACAGAAGATAAGATAGGTTTGATATCTCTTGAGGAAAGCATTGGAGATACTGCAGAGAAGTTTATATCTATGCAACTTCGTAGAGGTACAATGAACCCCACTCCAATAACACCAGACGAAGCTAGACATGGCTTCAAGAGAGTCTTTGGTGATGAGAGATTGATACTACTAGATCATGCAGGATCTGTAAGCGACTCCAGTCTCATTGAGAAGATCGAATACATGGCATTGATGGGTTGTAAGTACTTGGTACTAGATCACATCACTATCGCTGTTTCTGAGGGATCTGAAGGCCTCTCAGGTAATGAAGCAGTTGATAAGATTATGTCTGACTTACTTAAGATTGTTAAGAGACACAACATATGGTTGGGTCTTATATCCCACCTACGTAAAGCACAAGGTGGCACTAAGAGTTTCGAAGAGGGTAAGCTAGCCTCTATCGATGACATCAAGGGGTCTGGTTCTATCAAACAGATCTCGTTTGACATTATAAGTTTCGCTAGAAATCTGGTATCAGAATCAGATGCTGAGAGAAATGTTATAAAGTTTAGAGTATTGAAATCTAGGTTCACTGGACTAACTGGTAATGCAGGTTCAGCAATCTATGACCACAATACAAGCCGATTAACTGCTACAGGAGGATTTGATTTTGACTTTGTAGCAACAGGAGAATAATATATGCAGCCTATTTATGAGGTGATCGACTACCTCATTGATAAAGTGAGGACTGTCAACACTAAGAATCCAAAAGCAAATACAGGTGCAGTTGTTCTGCAATACGATAAAGAGTATGAAGTAAACATGGAGGGGTTCGTAAAGAACTCCCTTCAGATTATACAAATATTGTTTACAACAAGCAGTAGTTCTAATCCTGTAGGAACAGCTAGCTTAACGAATGCATCTTCCAAGATAGGAAGAGAAGTGAGTAGATCAGTAGGAAGGGAACTGACTTGGCTTAATCAAATAAGATTAGGTGATCTATTCATTGAAGCATTCTTTCAATGTGGCTTTGTAGATATCTATTATCCTAAGACTAGGAATACTAGTTATATAATATCTGCAACAGCTCGATGGGTAGAACTGGCAGACATACCGGGTATGTTCTCTAGAGTTAATCTATTACACACAACAGTCACACCACCAAGGAAGATCAACAGTATGATGCAGAAGTCTGGATCAGTACAATTCCCTGTGATAAAAGGTAGAACTGGTAAGGATTATCTAGAACTAGACAGACCATACATTCGGTCAATAGATAAACTGCAAAACTCTGGATGGAGAATCAATAGAAGAGTGTTAGAAGTTATAGAAAAGAACAGAGAAATATTCTCTAGCTCTGTACCATTCACTGACAACGATGCAAAAGAACTAAAGCGTCGTAGTCAAGCACTTGAATGGAGCTTTATTATAGCTAAAGCTAACATACTAAAAGATGAAGATGTATTCTATCAGTACTTAGATGCTGACTATAGAGGACGATTGTACTACAAAGAACCATTCCTAAACTATCAAGGATCAGACATCTCTCGTGGCATGTTGAAGTTCGCAAGAGCTAAACCTATGACACAAGAAGGTTTGTATTGGTTAGCAGTACACACAGCTACAAGCTTTAATGCAAGCTATGGGATCGATGAGATACCAGAGTGGTGCGAAGCAGATTACAAATCATACCTAGAAGAAGAAGGTCTAGATAATATTTCAGTAGACAAGATGACTCTGGACGATAGGGTACGATGGGTCAATGAGAACATGGATAGTCTTATTGACTTAGGTACTGATGGTGTGATTGATACAACAGCAGAAAAGATAGTAACATTCTTAGCTTGTTGTATCGAGTGGTCTGATTATCACAAAGCTCTCAAAGATAAAAGAATATTCATGACGAATCTTCCAATACCTATTGATGGGTCTAACAATGGATGGCAGCACTTAGGTGCTATCTCTAAAGATAACCGAACAGGTGATCTAGTAGGTCTTATTCCTAGGGAAATCCAGAAAGACTTCTATGTACAAACTGCAAAAGAACTAATCAACTTAACAGATGATGAACGATTAGTTGATATACTCAGTCGTATGCCAATGAAAAGTATACGTAAAGGTATTACTAAACGTGGTAGTATGACTCGTGCATACTCAGCAGGTGCTAAGAAGATAGCTGAGAACATGTTCTTCGATTGTAAAGCTGAAGACTATCATACAGAGTATGGGATTACTCAGGATGACTGCAATAAGTTTGCTAAGATACTAATCAAAGCAATCAATAATGTATGTCCCGGACCCCTACAAACTATGAGTTACCTTCAGGAGCTTGCAAAGTATGAGCTTGGTTCCTTCAAGAAAGTT